TTTGCAGGATGGTTTTTAACACCACAAGGTCTATTCCCAGATGTATTAAGATACGCCGCAAAATTCATTGGTAAAACTTACCGTGACAAAGAACATTTTCAAGAATCATTAATGTCATTGGCCGAACGTATGACAACTGTACATTCCGAGAATTTTCTACAATATGCAAGTATTGCTGCAACTGAACATTATGACAATTTGTCATCCACTCAAGTTTATTTGATAGCAAAATTCCTTATGGAGTCTAAAAAATATAAATTCAAAGACTTAAAACCGGTTTATCAAACTATTCTCAGATGAATTATTTGGGTTCTTTTTATGTTTTATTTTTTAAAACATATAAAGAACCGGGTATATAATATGTTGCTCTCTCCTACCTACGAGCAATTTAACATAAATATTATATTCAAATTCAATATCCCAACGACATCTAAAACTTATGACATGCCTTCCTACTTCGATAGCGCATTGCTCAAAGCAAACACATCAAATGGAAAAGATTGGCTGGTTAAATATCTGCACCCCCCATCTGCTAAGGGTCAGAGCTATAATGGATACCCAGACAAGTCTGTCACCCCCGCAATTCATGCTGAGTATCGACTTGCGTATGAGGGCTTACCAGTCGCGCTTAGACCAACTCCATCCAACACTGTGCTCTTATTGCACTCACCCGGTCTTATTAACAACGTTTACTACGCGGAATCCATCTCCACAGCAAACACAGACAACTCCTGGCTTACAGCACTCACAAATGACCAGATTGACGATGTATCAGTCAGCCAAAACATGGCCAGAACTCGGTTATCTTATCTATCTGAAACTATCCAGTACGACGTCACCGCATTCACCAACAACGGTATGGTTTACGGATGCCAATTTTACCCAACAACATACACTCTCCCATTAGCAAGTGCACTTGTACTCATCAAACGTACCATGCCTGATTTAACTCCACTTTACCAAAGCATCACCAAAATGTACGGTAAACACGTCACACTCGCTTGTGTTGAACATGTTAAAAGAAGTGAGGATAAAGATTATCACCACGTCGGCGACGCCCCAGACAGATTAAACATAACAGGTTACAGTATCCAAGTTGTGAAGCTTGGTAAAATGGTGCAAAAACCATCAGATATCACTATGCTTTCACCCAAATCTTACCAATCACGTTCAACAGAAGGTGCATTCGT